GACGAGGTGCGCACGGTCGGCCGGACGCGGCTGAACAACGGCACCAAGAAAGTCCACCGCAAAGACGACCAGGACAGCGCAGGCGACGTGGCCACCGAAGGCGCGGACGACGTGTTCGCATGACACGAAAGGACCCAACCATGGCAGACAAGACCGAGACCCCGCCCGCCGAGCTGGTGGCGATGGACGAGGCCAAGCCCAAGACCGGCATCAAGCCGTTGCCGATCGGACCGGACGAACGGGGTGTCTTCAAGGTCACAAAGACGGCGGGCGAATTCGTTGCCGGGCGCCGGTCACCGGGCACGGGCAAGGAACTCACGCTGACCGGCCGTCAAGCGGAGCACCCGCACGCCAACGGGCACGTCACCTACGTCAAGAAGGCGAAGGACGAGCCGGCTTCAAACGACGGCTGAAGGGACTTCGAAGGGCACTGAAATGCGCACCGGCGTCGATGAACAAACGCTGCAATGGCTGACCGGCTGGGAGCATTGCCTCCAGTCGATCGGTGTCGTGCTGCGCACGCGCCTTGGCACCGACGCCTGGGCGCGCGATTTCGGGGCGGCGGTCAAGGAACTGCAGGACGCCAATGCGGTCAACCCGGTGCTGATTGCGTTTGCCCGCGATGCGGCCACCGCCATCGAAGATCATGAACCGGGTTACCGACTGACCAATGTCGAACTGACCAAGGCCGGCCGCGACGGCGCGTTCGCTTTCGTCCTGTCGGGCGACTACTACCCGCGCGGGCATCTGGGAGACTATTCGGTCAAGCAAGACCGGTCGCTGGCGATCGCCGGCACCGCGGGCATGGTCGAAACCGTGGAGGCGATTGCCGCATGAGCCGCTTTGTCGCCGCCGATCTGGCCAGCTTGCCGCCGATGGACATCCTTGAGCCGGTGAGCCACGAGGCCGGCCTCCAGGAGCGCCTCGACGATTTCCGGGTGCGCGCCGAAAAGGTCGGCGTAACCTATGACACCGGACACATCCGGTCGGACCCGATCCGGCTTGACCAATCGACATCGATGGACCGCGAGCTTGCACTGCGCGTGCGTCACAACGATGTGGCCCGTGCTGTGATGCTGGCGACGAGCTGGGGCAGCAATCTCGATCATATCGGCGCGACCTACTTCATGGGCATTGCCCGTCGCGAAGGCGAGCAGGACACCGACTACAAGGCGCGTCTGGCGCTGGCGCCGGAGGCGTTCTCAACCGCCGGTCCGGAGGGCGGCTATGTGTTCCACGCGCTTGAACTCGACGGCGCTTTCGACATTGCCGATGCCGCCGCCTACAGCGAGGAAGACGGCGCGACCTACTCCGACACAATCCATGCCGACGCCTATTCGCGCGGCCGTCGCCCGACGGCCTTTGACGGCCGCGCCGCTGGCGATCCGGTGCTGGCGCCCGAGATCCTCGTCGTCATCCACGCGACGACCGACTACGGCCCGGTCGACCAGGCGCTGTGCGACCGTTGCTGGGACGCGCTCAATCCGAACGACACGCGGCCGGCCGGCGATACGCAGCGCATCGAGGCGGCCGAACGGATCGAATACGCCGTCGAGATGGTGCTGACCTATCGGCGCGGTGCCGATCCGGCGCCGCTTGTCGCCGAAGCCGAAACACGGATCGCCGCCTACGTCGCGGCCCGCGAGCGCGTCGGTCTTGCCGCCGAACGGCTTGGCATAGGAGGCGCCGGCTATGTGTCGCTTGTCGAAGCCGTCACGCTCAACGCACCCGCCGCCGATGTTGGCGGGGGGCCGAAACAGGTGCCCGTGTGCACGGGCATCACCGTGACGGCGGTGCAGGATGAGGGCGGCTGGCAATGAGCTACCACAACGCCCAATGGCATGTTCGCTTGCGGTCCTCGGCGACGCCCGGACAGGTGGCGCTGGCAGAAGTCGATGCCAACCGTCTGGTCCGGATCGAGCCGGAGATCATCGCAACCCTCTGGGACCCGTGGCGCTGTCCGGCCAAGCTCTTGCCGTTTCTGGCCTGGGCATTGTCGGTCGACATCTGGGACGAGACCTGGTCGGAGATCGACAAGCGCCGCGAGATCGCTGCTTCGCCCCTGCTGCACCGGATCAAGGGCACGCGTGGCGCAATCGAACGATCGCTCGGCCGCATGGGCTTGAGCTACATCGTCACCGAATGGTGGGAACCGCACCCGATCAGGCGGCGCGGCACCATCGGTGTCTTCGTCGACAGCGGGGAACGGGACCTTGTGACGGTGCGGTCCGAGGCGGCGGCGCGAACAGCGAGCTCCAAGCCAAAATCGCGCCTGGCCGAATTGACCGTTGGCGAGCTGGCCGCGGGATCGCTTGGCGTTGTGGCTGCGGCGATCACGCGCACGCTTGTCATCGCCGAACCCTTCGTGGCCAGTCGCGACATGACGGCCATCGGTCCGCTTCGGGCGACCGCGGCCGTCTTCACCCGATCCTTCATCATCGCGGAGGCCAGATGAGATGGCGCAATATGGTGTGTTCATCACCTCGATCGGCCAATCTAAACTGGCCTTGGCGGCAGTCAGTGGGCCGCCGGTGCAGCTCACTCAAATGGCGGTCGGCGACAGCAATGGCGTCGCCTACGATCCGGACGAAGCACAGACCGCACTCGTCAATCCGCTGCATACCGGCGATCTGACGGTTGAAGTCCTTTCGGGCGGGGTGATCGCTGCCCAGATGACCATTCCCGTCGATGTTGGCGGCTGGCACGTGCGTGAGGCGGGCGTGTTCGACAATGCCGGCGACTTGATCGCCGTCGTGCGTCTGGCGGAGCGTTACAAACCGTTGCCGTCGTCGCAACAAGCCGACGAGATGACGATCTATCTCAAGCTCGATGTCGGCAATGTCGGCCATGTGACATGGGCCGTCGATCCGGCCGCCAAGGACCGGATCGACAGTCAGCTGGCGCCGGATTACCGCTCGGTCCAGGCGATCCAGAGCGATCCGCCCGGCGCGCCGGAACCCGGTCAGACGTTCATTGTCGGCGACGCGCCGACCGGCGATTGGGTTGGTCGGGAAAACCACCTGGCCGAGTGGTCGGGCACGGGCTGGACTTTTTGCATGCCCACGCCCTGGTTCCATGCCGGGCTGGCCGACCGCACCGACTGGCGATGGGATCACACCCTCGCCGAGCCAGCGTGGGTCAAATGGAACGGCGTCGATTTCGCGACCGTGCCCGAACATGTCGAAGGCGAAGCCGACGACAAGGCCGCGCATCCGCTCGGCGTCAAAGCGATGATCGCCGCCAATCAGAACAGCCATACCAACCGCGCCACGCGCTTGTTCGCGCGGCTTGGCCTTTGACGAGGAGACACCATGCCGATCGAGACCGCCACAGCCGCCGTTCTGGCCAAACTCTTGGAGAGCGCCGAGGCGTTTGATCCGGCGACCGGAACGCCGGAACAGGCCGAACTGGCCGCCGCGCAAATCCTGGCACACCGGGCGCTCGGCGTGCCGGCTGACACAGGGTCCGGTATCGCTGCCACCATGGGCCTTGCCGTGCCCGGCTCGAATGGCTTCCTGCGCCGACAGATTTTTCGCCATCCCGGCCCGTTCACGTGGACAGCCCCGGTTACAGGACCCGTCTTCATTCAAGGGCTGGGGGCGGGGTCCGGCGCCAGTTCAGAGTATCCCGGAGCTTCTGCAGCTTATGCTCAAAAGCTCCTTCAATCAGTTGCAGCAGGCCAGTCAATCTCGCTTGTGATTGGAGAGGGAGGCGCGGGAGCCAATGCACAACAGAAGGCGGATGACGGGGGGACGACCACGATCAGCGGTGCCCCTATCGGAGGTACGCCTTTGGTCCTGACCGGCGCCATCGGTGCGCACGAGGATCAGGCAGACTTCGGGGCACCGGGCTCTGCAACAGGTCCTTGGGACCTTTTCTACGACGGCGCGGCGGCTCTCGGCACGAACCGGGGCGGCTGTTCTTCGGGTTCTCCTTGGGGGCCCGGCATTGCTGTTCCCACGTCAGGCACCTACGGGGGTGCCGGTTGGGGTGGCCTTCCATACAGCCACTATGGCGCAGGAACGCACTTCGCTGCCGCCATCAACAAGGCTGGCGGCGGTCTGCTGACGCGGGGTGCAGCATCTCTGAATGAGGACGGGGAGATGTCCCCCTTCTGGGATTTGAGAGATGCTGACTGTGGCGGTGGCGGCAGTGGTGGCGGCAGAGGCGGCATCGGGTCAGGTGGCGGAGGAGCGAGCAACGCTGGACCAGCCCCCTCTATCATTGGCGGCGGTTCCGGGCATGCGAACGTGGCCGTCCCGCAAGGGACCAAGTCGGGTCACGGCGTTGGCGGTGGCACCGGCAACAACACAAACTGGGGCGGTGACGGCGGTGACGCCTTCGTGATGCTCTTCTGGCTGGGGGTGAACTGATGGCCCATTTCGCACGCATCGTTGATGGCACGGTCAAGGAAGTCATCGCCTTCGATCCCGATGGCAAGTTCCCGGCCGACTGGACATGGGTTGAGTGCCCGGCTGATACGCGGCAGGGCGCGACCTATGCCGGCAAGACCTTCACCAATCCGGAACTGCCGGAGCCCGATCCGGCCGAGCCGGCGCCGGCCTTTCGCACCCAAGTCACCCGCACCGAATTCTACGGCCTGTTTACGGCCGAGGAAGAAGCGATGGGCCGCCTGATGGCATCCGAAGAGGTCACACCGGCCGCCTTTGGCGCGGCCGACGCGGCGGAAAAGGCCCGACTGTCTGCCGTAATGCAACTTGGCGTCATGTTCCGCCGGATCGATGCGCTCGGCCCAACCGACCGCATCGATCTGGCCAATGCCCAGGTTGCCGAGGGGCTCGATCTGTGGCGTGGACTGGACCTGATCACCGAAGACCGCCGCGCCGAGATCGCCAAGGGCGTGCCCGAGGGCTGACCCATGGCCGGCCCGAACGGCTGCACCTTGTGGCCGGACGGCTGGCGCGGTGTGTCATGGCGTCATTGCTGTGACGCTCACGATCTTGCCTATCTGGACGGCGCCGACCGGCTGACGGCCGATCTCGAACTTGCCATCTGCGTCTACCGCACCTCCGAAAGCTGGCCGCTCGCGCTCACCATGGGCGCGGGCGTTGTCCTGTTTGGCTGGCTGTTCTACAAGGGCAGACGGCGCCGGCGATCCAATCCCCCCAATCCCTGAAAGCCCGTGGTGAAACCGCTTCACCACCGCGCACCCTCTTTCCCGTTGGCAAGAACGATCCGACCGACCCGGTAACCGGAGCAGCCGTTCATGCCGACAGCCCCCTACAATCACGGTGTGCGCGTCATTGACGCGGGCGAGACCGAACGGCCGATCCAGGCGGCCGACCTGTCACCGATCGGCATGGCGTTGCCGGCCGACGATGCCGACCCTGCGGTCTTCCCGCCTAACGAGCCGGTGCATTTCTACACCAACGACGCGGCGAAAGTGGCCGCGCTTGGCGCCGACAACCCGGTGGCCAATGCCGTCAATGCCATCGCCAAGCAGGGCGTTGTTGCGTCCTGCGTGCTGTCGCGGGTTGAAACGGGCGACGATCTTGACGGAACACTCGCCAACATTGTCGGTTCGGCGGCCTCCATGACCGGCCTGCACGCGCTCGGACATGCGCTCGGCCACACCGGTGTCGAGCCGGGACTGCTCATGTTCCCCGGCTTCACATCGCAGCGCCCCGGCGCTGCCAAGAACCCGGTCATGGCCGACGCCGAGGGCCTGGCCGACAAGCTCAAGGCCACGCTGATCGGCGATTGCCCCGGTACGTCCAACGAGGACGCCAACACCTATCGGGCGGACTTCTCATCGCGCCGGGTCTATCTTGTCGAGCCCGGCGTCAAGACCGCCGGCGACGTGGTGCGGCCCGCCTCGGCCTATGCCGCCGGTCTGTTCGTCAAGCGCGATCTGGAAAAGGGCGGACCCTACTGGTCGCCCTCCAACCAGGCGATTGCCGGCATCACCGGCACGGCGCGGCCGATCTCCTATTTCGACGGCGAGCTGGCGCACGACGCCAACTATCTGAACGAGCGCGGCATCAACACGATCATCCCGGCCGTCACGGTGCAGGGCGGCAACGGACAGGTCGCTGCGAACGGCACGATCCTGTGGGGCAACGAAACCTGTTCGGACGATCCGCTGTGGCGTTTCATCAATGTTGTGCGCACGCGCGCCGCGGTCGAAAAGGCCATCCCGCGCGCCTTCCGTTGGGCGATGGACCGCAACCTTCGGGCACAGCTTGGCGTCTCGATCATCCGGTCGCTGCAGATCTTCCTCGACGAACTGACCGCCGTCGGCGCCACCTTGGGGGGCCGCGCCTATTGGCTTGGCGAGGTAAACTCGAGCCAATCGCTGCGCTCTGGCGTGCTGCGCGTGGAGTTCGACGCCGAGGAAGCGCCGCCGCTCAACGATCTGCAATTCGGCTCACGCCGCAATGCAGTCTATTTCGACACGCTGGCCAGCGACATCCTGGCCGAGCTCGGCGCGGCCGCTTAGGAGGGCACCATGTCACAGGAGCGCTTTCTGCGCGGGTTCACGCTGGTTGCCGACGATACGGTCAGCACGTCCCTTGTCATCGACACGATGAAGCTGCCGGTGATGGAGGAAAAGCACTTCGACTTCACGCCCGGCGGCTCGTCCGGCGAGATCGAAGTGCCTCTGGGCGTGACGAACAAGCTTCGCCTGCCGTTCACGCTGGCCGACGACAATTACGACATTCAGCGTCTGTTCAACCTGCCGCCCGGCCAGCGCACGTCATGGACCGCATCGAAGATGCTGGTCGACGAAAACGATCCGAGCGGCCGCGCCATCGAAAAGTCGATCGATGTGCTCGGCCGGCTGATGAAGATCGATCCCAAGGAAATGAGCGGCGGCGAAAAGGCCGGCTATGATTACGAGATCGGCGCCGTCCGCTTCTACCGCGAAGTCGATGACGGCAAGGTGCTTTGGGAGTTCAACCACCGGCTCGGTGGCTGGACCATCCGTGACGGTGTCGAGGTCAACAAGGACCGCCGCCGCATTCTGCGGTTGGGAGGCTGACCGCCATGGCCAAGACCAAGGGACCGTCCTCCGTCACCGTGCCGCTGTCCTACCCGGTGCCCGTCGACGGTGATGCCGAAATCCCCCAACTGACGTTCAAGCGGCCGAAAACCCGCACGATCAAGAAGCTGGCCGCGCTGATCGGCGGCGAGGCGGTCAAGGCGATCATGGCCGAAGTCGGCGAGGGCAGCGGCGAAGACGTGTCCCGCGAGGCGATCGTCGGCCTGCTCGGCGATCTGATGACGGAAGAAAAGCTGGACGGGCTGACGGACATCATCGCTGATCTTTGCGATCATACGGCTGCGGTGATCGACGAAATCGATCCGCTCGACTGGCCGGCGGTCTTCGAGGGCATCGCCGATTTTTTTCCGGGCCTTGTCTCCGGTGGCGAACCGTCGCCGCCGACGTGATGGCCGAGCTCGGCCTGTCACACGCCGAGATCATGGACATGGAGTTTGACGAGCTGCTCGCCTGGCATGGTGAGGCCAGCCGGATTTCTGCGCGCCGCGCAGCGACGGGAGGCTGTCCATGGCGGACATGAACGTTTCCGTCGTCGTTCGCTGGGTCGACCAGCTCAAGGCCGGAGCGGAACGCTCCAAGACCGTGCTCAACGGTTTCAGGGACACGGTGAACGACAATGTCGTCCAGCCCTTTCGCGCTGGCGCTGGCGACCTGTTCAATCCGGCCAGGATCGAGGACAATATCAGGCGGAGCGAGGCGCGCATTCGCGATGCGCGCAGCCGGCTGCTCGGCGCCTGGGGACAGGCCGTCACCTTGGCTGCGCCGGTCTTGCTGGCCGCGAACTTCGATCAGTCCTTCAAGTCCGTCGAAAAGGTGTTCGAAGGGCCGGAACACCGGCTGACCCAACTGCGCAAGTTCGCGCTCGAGACATCGATGATGGTCCCGATCGCTGCGCGCGATCTCAATGAACTGATGGCACAGGCGTTGCAGGGCGGGGTGCCGACCGAAGATGTCGAAGCCTTCACCTATTTCGTGTCGCGCATGGCAGTCGCTGCCGACATGACCGGCGCGGCGATCGGCAAGACCTTCGCTGAAATCCGCAATACCTACCAACTCAACCAGGAGGGCATCGAGGCGCTCGGCGACAGCGCGAACTTCCTGTCCAACAAGATGGCGACGACGGCCGAGAACCTGTTTGCGTTCACCAACCGGGCTTCGGGCGCCGCCGGCATGCTGAAGCTGACGGCCGTCGAGATGAATGCGATCGGCGCGACGCTGACCGCCTCGGGCATTGTGCCGGAGACGGCCGCGCGCGGCTTCAACGCGTTTGCCACGCGTGTGGTCAATGGCGGCAAGAAGGTCGACGCCGCCTTTGCGTCGATCGGCATGTCGCG